TTTAAAAGAATCTTTGTGATGATACGGAATATGTAAATCACTAATAACAAGAACACTCTCATGCATAATACCCTCCTATACTATGTTGTATCTGGGGGTGAGCCTTCCATTGGTGCTTGTTGTTGTTGCTGTAGTTGTTGCAACTGCATCGCCGCTTGTTGCATTTCTTCTTCAGAACGAATCAGTTCTTCTGGAACACCAAGTTTACCAGCAATAAATTTAGCCACCTCATCCTGCTTGACTAATATATTTAATAGCTCTGGCCCTACCCTCATTTGCATCATCCCTAAAAATCTATCAATAGTAGCAACATCTTGTTGGTGCTGTGCTTGTGCAAGAGGTGAAGATGAACGTATCTTGATCTCTCTACCATTAACAACTGGGATCTTTATCCTACCTTGTTTCTTCAAGATATAGATAACTCTTTGTAAAACTGGATTAACCAGTTCTGCTTGTAATCTACCAAAAGCAGCTCCTATCTGTCTTGATAGATCTGCCATTCTTTCTGCAATCTCTGTTGCAGTCATTGGTGTTTTTTCATTTGGTGTACCTAGCATATCATTGTATAGAGCTTTCTTAATATTCGTTCTCATATCTCTAAGTACAAGATCAGATACATTAAAGTTACCAGCTGGTGCTATTGGCTGTAATCCAGCAGAACCAGAAGCTTTTGGGATTATAGTTCCGGGAATCAGTGCGATATTATCTACATTAATAACACCATCATCTTCTACTTGGTACATACCAGATATACTCATCTGTGCATTTTCAAGTATTAGTTCGATCACAAGGTTTGCTGTCTTAATTGCTGGTAGTGCAAGTTGTAGTGGCCCACGACCATAAACTTCACCAGCTACTTTTGACCATCTATAAACAACATATGGATTAGATCCTAATCCAGTAAATTTTTCTTCTAAAATTTTATGTTCATACTGCATAGCAACTACACAGTAGATATGTTCTTCTTCTTTTGTATTTTCATAATGACGATATACAACTTCTAAAACATCACATTCCATATCTGGATTTTTATTCATATCCATTGTCATCTTCTCAGACATTGTACCTTTTGGATATGCATATTGTAAGTCTTTCATCTTAATTTTACGATTACGATAGATATGATCTATAGTATCGTTATGCCCAGCATCTAATACAATCTGTGGTAATGGAATAGCTTTGAACCTTACTGGATGCACTGCATCTCCTTCTTCGACTAGCAATACACCAGTACCCACTGCACAATCTAAAAATGTTTCATGTACTTCTTGTGCAAAGTTTGAGTTCTGTAGTATCTCGAATACATACTCAGTAACCTCATCTAACATAAGGTTTACTTCTTTTTGTTCATTTGCAGGTATTTCTGATCCAGCTACAAGATCTGCCCATCTTGCATAGTTTGGTACAATACCAGCTTGTAATCTACTAGCAAACTCTTGTACTCCAACTACAGCAGTCTCATCAAAGATTCTATCTGATCTTCTACGACCAATAGATTCAGAATAAAAACTTTCTCTTTGAGGTAGAGAAAACTCATAACATTCTTCAAATGTAGGTGTCCATAAATCTTTTATTGATTGTGCATTTTTGTAGCGTGATATTAATCTTCTTACATCACTATCTTGATAGTTTTCTGATATATGTGGCTTTACATCAATTACCATATTAATTACCTAATGTATCTTTTGTCATAAGACCACGTTCAATTTGAAATCCTTGTCCACCTTTTCTACCAGTAAGCAAAGATCTTTTACCAGCTTTATCTGTATATGCCGCTAATCTCATTTCAAATGTTTTTTGTTTATCAAGTTCAGTTTGTCTTGCTTGTTCTTCACGTAATCTTTTTCGCTGTGCTAATACACTAGCATCCTCTGGTAAAGGTGCAGGAGGTTTTGGAGGTTTGCTAAGTAATCCACCAACACACATTATCTCATCCTCTCATATACAGATCTAGGTTTAACATTGAAAACATCAAATTTTCTTCTTGCTATTACAGGTTTACTCTGTTTTTGTCCGATTGTCAATGCACGACCTTCTCCAGCACCTAACAATAGATATTGAAATGCATCATGTATATGACTGAATCTATTCTTATTTGGTCGTTCATCATACCTCTCACCAGATACTTGTAGACGTTTATAATGATATCCACCATCAAAACCTTTGATAAGGTTTGTGCATTTAGGATCAATAATCATACCACTCTCTCCATCTGTCATTCTGTTTAGTACAGCTGTAACAGATTCAAGTCGTAGTGCTACATCATTAGATGGTGCTGGTCTTGCATTTAGTCCTCGACCTCTTAGTATTTGAAATGGTGTTGATTCATCTGTTTGCACTCTTTGATCTCCAGCTGGATCGCCATAGATAATAAAATCTCTAGGTAGATATTGTGCCATGTGCTGTTTCATTAGTTCAGAGAATCTTACAATGCCCATATCTTCTGCAACTAGTTCATCAAATACAATCCATCTACCTCGCAGTCTTTGTGCAAAAACACAAGCAGGTGTTAGACCAAAGTCAATACCTACAAAGATTGGCACACCATCTGCAATAGCTAGATCTCCTTTTGCAACATGGGTGCTATGTACAAATGATTCATATACTGGCTTACCATCAGATACCTGCCCTAACTTGTTGAGTACATACACATCTATCCATGATTTAGTTTTACCACGTATAATATTTTTATAGTAATCACCAGTTAGATTATTACTGTTCTCACAATCTGGATTAGTATCGTAAGCTTCGATATCATTATTCTTGTCTTTGATTTCTAGCATAGCTGGTGGTTGATTATAGAAAGACCAGTTATCTGGTTTAACCAACATCTTTGCTTCTTGTTTTGAAATGTATTCTGGTAATACAGAATCTCCAGACATGATTGCCCACCAATGCTCAACATCTGGTGGGTTAGTATCACAGATAACTCCATACCAAGATGGGCCACCATCTCTCATGGATGGGTATCGACCTACCCTCATAGAACAAGCATCCACAATAGACTTTGGTATTTCTCTTGCTTCATTAATCCATACACCAGTAAGCTCAAGAGATAATAGTTTCTTTACATCTTCTGGTCTATCCAGTGCAAGAAAGATTACTTCTAAATCTAAATCGCCTTTTTGTATTCTATGTGTAAAAGGTACTGACCAATGAAAGCTACCCCATTCATCTTCTGGAAACCAGTCTAGCCATGTTTTGATTGTTGTAGTTTTTAGTTGTGGGTTGGTATTTCTAATGACTGCCCAACGTGATTTACGTTTACCATCTTCACTAGGTTCTTGTAACAAAGCTCTGCGAAACATCTCAATGCAACAAGCAACAGACTTACCACTTCCAACTGGGCCACGTAGACCTCGAAGAAAGCTTTCGTCTTTCATAAATAGTTTTAGTGTTTCGCCATCTGGCTTATAGTTCAGAGATCCCATAATCTACTGCTAGTTTTATTAATTTTTCTCTAGCCATTGGAGATAAGGATTCTATGATTTTATCAGCTTCATAATTATTAATATGTGATTCTGGATAATGTTTCATATGCTGTGTCTTAACAACAACTCTTAGTCTTTCCAAATCTTTGATAGCTACTTGTGTGTATATATTAGTCATAGTTATGCTTATCTAATATCAACTCTTTTGCCATCTTCTCAGCTTTTTCTTTTGACCAGCCTTTTAGCATTTTCAATTCTGTATACTGATCTATTCTTTTTTTGAGATGATCTTTTCTTTCTTTAGCAAAATTTTTTACGATTGTCTTTGCTCTTAGCTGATTCTTTTCCAAGATGCTAAGTTTCTTTTTATCTGCCATGTAACCTCAATTAGTTCTTCTATCTGGTTTAAAAGTAAATACTTCTTCTTCTTCTGCTCGTAACATAAATTCATATATACGTATCTGTTCATTCTTTTCAGATATAACTTTTAGCAACATCTTATGGGAATCTGTAAGTACGTCTACTTGTTTTTGAAGTTGTTCTATTGTTATTGTCATATTAGGTTTTCCTATATTTACGTACTTTTCTCGCAATCGCTTTAGGCTGTTTACTAAATTGTTTACCTTTAGCTGTATCAGCTCTTTTCTTTGCTGTGGTTTTTGCATACTCTTTTGATGATAATTTTTTGATTGCTTTTGCTGGTAAATATCTTTCTCCAGTTACACTAGACTTCTTACCAGACTTAGTTCTCCATTTTTGCTTTGACCATTTAGCCAAAGATGTTTTAGATTTACTGCCACCCCTATACCCTCCGCCTGCTTTTTTATAAGCTTTCACAGCGGCTTGAGCCTTGCGCCCACTCCATTGACCAGCCTTCGTACCATGACTTGCTTGTGCTTTGATACGTGCAACTATCCTTTTCCATAATGCAGGTTTTGTTTTAGTTGCAGTTGCCATTATTCTTAGAAATCTTTATAAAAACTTATACCAACCTTTTTATCATTACCAAAAAGATCTGTATCTACTCTGTAATTAAAACCTTTTACTTGACCACTCTTTGAAATTTCACCAGTTAAAAGATTACCACTAATACCATATTTCTTTCGTAAGTTGTCTACTCTATTGTAAGCAGTCTTAACTGTATCAATTAGTCCTCTTTGGCTTTGATCATCTCTAATGTCAGATATCTTAGGTGGTTTATATGTTTGACCATTACCAGAAGCTTTTAAAACAGAATCTATCAGTAAACTTTTAGGAAACTTAATTGTAGCCTTTGCTACATCTCTAATAACTTTCTGTTGTTCTGGGTTATAGGTTCTAAATTTTTTTGTGATTTCTTCAGGAGTATTTTCTTGTAATTCTTTTAGTTCTTTTGCCCCTTCTCTTGTATCTTTGATTATATTAGCAGCCATCATAGTTTTGAAAATAGAACGTTTTTTTTGCATACGTTCTCTGTTCGCTCTTAAACTATCTTCACCTTTAGGACTGTACCTTTTAGCTTTAGATACAATCCTTTGGTAAGATTTACTTTTGCTATAATCAATATGCATTATGGGCCTATTAATTTACCTACATATAGTAAACCTCTATTTTTTGGTCGCTTACTTGCAGAAATACGTCTTTGTCTTTTCATTTCAGCTTGTATTTCTTTTTCTAACTCTGCACCAGTTTTAATACTGCTAAATAATTTTTTTACCCCAGCTACTTCTGCACGAGCATCATGATCTATACCAAATCCTTCATGGGTACTTAATAATGTATTAGCACTTGCTTTTTTATTTATTGCCATCTTCATAAATTGTCCCATAGGATTAGGAGAATCTTCCAAAGCCAAAAAGTTTTTCTTTCCTAAATTTTTATCTTTAAAGAAAGCATCAGTAATCTTACGTCTCTTTCGCATACGTTCTCTTTGAGATTTAAGACTTTGTTTACCACGAGGATCATAGCTTTTAGCTTTAGATACAATCTTTTGATAGGATTTTCTTTTACTGTAATCTATAGCCATCTTACTTCCTCTTCTTTGAAGCCATTATTTTCTTTTGAAGTGCAGGTGGTAAAGTCTTTTGTTTCTTTGTAAGACCACCACTTGACTTGGCTTTGCTCTTTCCTCCACTCATTTTTCCATATGCCATATTACTTTCCTTTCTGTTTTTTCATAATCATGGTTCGTACTTTTTGAGATAAGTCTTTAAAATGAAAGACTGGCTTACTTGCACTAGAATGTTTTGCACCAGTATGTAAAGAGCCATCTGGCATCTTGTGAGTTTTGCCAGTATACAACATTCCAGCACTTGTATAGTGTTTGCTACCTTTGGGCATTACTTCTTACCTTTCTTTTTATTCTTTAGTCGTATTGACATAGCTTTGGCTTTCTTTCTAGCATCTGCTTTGCTCGAAGCACCCCATGCTCGTAAGGATAACAGAAGTCTAGTTGGTTTACCATCTTTATATTCTGGCCCTCTCATATTCCCCATCCTAGCTAGGAAAGATGCCCTTCGAGGATGATCCCCACTCTTAATTGGTGGTTTTAGTGTGCCACCCTTGTAAGAAGCACGACCTTTAGCATTCAAGCCACCCTTTGGGTTCTTACCTGCTTTTCTCATCCATGCTGGTCCCTC